TGGTACAGCTATTGTTACTGGTGTTTCAAGAAGTGCATCATTTGATGGATTAGTTGAAGCAAGTGTTTCAGTACAAGGTACTGGTGCATTGACATCAACAACAGTATAAGACGATGTCAGTAATAGATAACGCAAAAAAGCATTTTGCAGAGCAGGATGTAAAAGTAATCGAAGTGCCTGAATGGGGTGAAGATGATAAACCTCTAAGAATATTCAGTAAGCCATTGACGTTAGCTGAAACTTCTAAACTTTATAAAATGAGTAAAGAAGATGATTTAACGATGATGGCTTATGTTCTTATATACAAAGCATTAGATGAGAATGGAGATAAGTTATTTGATTTAGGTGATAAAAATGCCTTATTAAATAGCGTTGATAGAGAAGTATTAGTAAGCGTTGCTACAAAAATCATGGGTCAAGAACCCATCGAGGAAACGAAAAAAAACTAATAAAGGATACTAATTTATATGTGCAATATGCACTAGCTGAAAAACTTGGAAAGACCTTAGAGGAACTCCAACAAATTAGTGTCCAAGAATATCAAGGATGGATAGCTTACTTAGAGTTAGCTGAAGAGAAAAGACAACATGGCAAATAAAAAAGTAAAGTTTGAATTAACCGCAGTTGATAAAACCAAAGCAGCATTTGATAAGGTTACTAAAGGTCTTAAAAGTGTTGGCTCTGTAGCTACTGGTGCATCTAAAGGTGTTGCTGGTATAGGGTTAGCTGCTGCTGCTTCTGCAACAGCATTAGCAGTATTGGTTGATAAATCATTTCAAGCTGTAGACGCTATTGGAAAAACATCAACTCAGACAGGTATAGCTACAGATACATTACAAGCATTTCATTTAGCTGCTAGAGAATCAGGCACTACTATAGAAGGTGCTAATACAGCTTTAATTAAATTTGCAAGAAGTGTTGGTGATGCTCAAAGAGGTGTAAAAACTCAATCAGATATATTTAAAGATTTAGGTGTTGAGTTAAGAAATGCTAATGGCTCTATGAAATCATTTGATGAGATACTAGAAGAAACAGCAAAAGGTGTAACACAACTTGGAGACCAAACAGCAAGAGCAACAGCTTTAGCCAACTTATTTGGTAGACAAGGTGTTGTATTAACTGGTGCTATCAATGATTTATCTGAAAGCGGTCTAAAGAATTTTATTACAAGAGCTAAAGAGTTAGGCATTGTTTTAAGTGAAAAAGTAATAAGAAGAACAGAAGAATTTAATGATGCTGTAGGCGTTATTAAGATGCAACTAGGTTCTTTTGTTAATAATATAACCACATCATTCTTGCCAGTATTTGAAAAAATGCAAAAATTTATAGCTGAAAAGATACAAAAAATTGTAGATGAAGCTGGTGGTATGGATAAATTAGGTGCAAAAATTGCAAAATCTATTATTGAATTTGTTGCTGTTGGTATAGAAAAACTTGGTATATTTAGAGATGAATTTTCTGCTACTTTTAAAAAGATACAAGTTAAGGTTTTAGAAACATCTAATCATTTTATTAAATTTCAACAAGCCATATTAAGCATAATGCCTAAAAAGTTTGCTGGAGAAATAGGGGATTTAGAGCTTCTACTACTAAAAAATGATGTTGCAATAAAAGATTTACAAAATAGTACTACCAATTATGGAAAAGAAGCTAAAGTAACAGCAGATGGTATAAGAAAATATAAAGATGATGTAGATGAATTAATTGGTTCTCAAGATGATGCTACAGACTCTAGTAATGGACTTGCATTAGCAACAGATAATATTGGCAAAAGTTTAACGAATATACAAAGTCCAATAGATATGTTTAAGCAACAATTAAAAGATACAGAAAAATCATTAGATAGTATTGCAGTAAATTCTATGAAGAAATTTGAAGATTCTATTGTTAATGGACTTAAGACTGGTAAGTTGGCATTTCAAGACTTTGCAACTTATGTTGTAGAGCAACTAATAAGAGTAGCTATACAACAGATAGTAGTAGCAAAATTATTAGACCCATTTAGAACTTTTATAGATGATGTCTTTAATGTTGGTGATATTGTAAAAGGAAGCTCTAAAACTTTAGAAGCACCACAAAATATATTAGAAGGATTAATGCCTGAAATATCACTTGATGGCGGTGGTTATACGGGAATGGGTGCAAGAGCAGGTGGTATAGATGGAAGGGGTGGTTTTCCAGCAATACTACATCCAAATGAAACTGTTATAGACCATACCAAAGGACAAGGTATGGGTGCTACAGTAAACTTCAACATATCAACAGTTGATGCTGCTGGATTTGACCAGTTATTATCATCAAGAAAAGGACTTATAACACAAATAATTAACAATGCCATGAATACTCAAGGCAAAATGGGGATAGTATAATGTCAGGAACTTTTCCAACAGACCCAAATTTTAAAGCCTTACAATTCAAAGACAATAGACCTATATTATTGAATCAAACTTTATCAGGCAAAAAGTCAGCAAGACAAATAGGTGCACAATACTTTTCCTTTACAGTGCAAATGCCACCAGTTGACCAATTAAAAGCACAGGAAATATTTGCATTTCTATCTAAACAAAAAGGTGGCTATGAAAACTTTGATATAACTGCACCACTAAACAACAAAGGAACTAGTCATAGTGAAACTGATATTCTTGTTAATGGTGCAACTTCAGCAGGTGCAAGTGCTGTACCTATGGATGGTTTTTCACATACTAATCATGCATTAAGAGCAGGTGACTTAATACAATTTGCAAGTCATTCAAAGGTTTATATGGTGCAGGATGAAGTAACTGCATCAGGCGGTGCTGCAACTGTTAATATCTTGCCTAACTTAGTATCTGCTCTAGCGGATAATGAAGCTGTAACTGTTAATAAACCTCTTTTTAAGGTTTATCTTGAAAATGATGAAATAATGTATTCAACAGATGCAAGTGGTTTTTACAGTATTTCATTTGATGTTAGAGAGGTTATTGAGTAATGCCAAGAAGCTTATCAACAGATTTACAAACACAAGTCTCAGCACAACAAACCAAAACAGCATTTCTTGTTGAATTAGGCTTATCTACAACGATAAGACTGACTGATTGGTATTCAGATGTTACTTATGATTCTAACTCTTATGAGGCTGGTGGTTCTTTTCTAACTGTAGATTCAGTTACAGAAACAGGTCAATTACAGATAGATGAAATCAATCTTGGTTTTTCAAATGTTACTGACCAAGTAAGAAGTTTAGTTCAAAGCGGTGCATTTACAGATAAAACAGTGGAGATATATTTAGCTTATTTTAATGAAAATGAAACTTTGGTAGGTGCTATAAATTATTTTACTGGTCAAATTAGAAGCATATCTATTTCAGAAAGTATAGATAATTCAATTATTTCTATGACCGTTGCTTCACATTGGGCAAATTGGAATTTAACAAAAGGTAGACATTATTCAGATGAATCTCAACAAGCAGAATATTCAGGTGATAGAGGTTTGGAATTTGCCACACAAGTAAAATCAGATGTAAGGTGGGGTTCATAAATGTTAAACGCTATTTTTAATTTTTTTAGAGAGATTGGCGGTGCAGTAGTTACAGCATGGAGTGAAGCTAAGACCTTAGAAAGAATAAACATGGTCTTCATGGCTGTTACCACTGCTGTAGGTGTTAAAGGCTTCTTACAAGCAAGGCAAATGCTGTCAAAAGGTCAAGACATCATGGCTAACAAGACTGCTGCTGGTGGTAAGATACCAGTCATCTATGGAACAAGAAGAGTGGGTTGTCAGGTTGTTTACATGGATACAGCACAAAACAGGTCAAAGGACTTGTTTGTTGTTTATGCAATATCAGTTGGTGAATGTTCAGAGATTGTTCCATCATCAATAGAAATAGATGGCAATAGTATTCTTGATGGAAATATTTACAAAGGCGGTGGATATGTAGGTTCGGATAGAAATGGTCAAACTGGATTTAGTCATCATCAACCATTAAATACTGCATCTCAAGTTGGTGATGTTCAATACTCAAACGCAGGTACTTTAGGTACTAATCCAGCATTAAGATATTCTTTTGTATTTAACTTGCATCATGGTGCAGACAGTCAAACAGCAGACCCTATGCTAAGAGCATCCATACCTACTGAATGGACTACAAATCATAAGTTAAATGGTATCTGTTACATAGCAGCAGCTTTTGATTACGATAAAAAGGGTATGTATAAAGGCGTACCACAAATAACAGTACAAGTTAAAGGTAAGAAAGTTTACGACCCAAGAGATACAGGTCAGACTTTTGGCGATGCTTCTACCTATCAATGGTCAAGCAATCCAGCTCTTTGTTTTCTTGATTACATTATTGATGATTCTTATGGTAAAGGTTTAGCAGAATCACAAATCAATATGACTACTATTGGTACTGCTGCTGATATATGTGACGTTAAAGTAGAACAACCTTACTATAATGATGATTATCAAGATGCCACTTGGAGTGGTGATTCAGGTGATGATTTTATTGTTATAAATGACAATTCTGATTGGTGGCAAAACAAAGTAGATGAAGTTATAGATATTAGAGATGCTAGTGATACTTTAATTTTTGATGGCGTAGATATTAAAGGTAATACACGTTATGAGTTTTATGATGCTACTCAAGAGAATAGATTATATATAGACGATACTCTATCAAGCACCTACACAAATGAAGCTGGTAGTTTTAAAGCTAAAGTTAAAAGATTTCATTGCAATGGCTATATTGACACTAATAAAAATGTCATGGATAACGCTAAAGAATTACTTGCGAATATGCGAGGTATTCTTAATTACGTTAATGGTAAATATGAATTACAAATAGAAGATACAGGCTCTTCTACATTTAGTATTACTGATGACCATATTATCGCTGATGCTGGTATATCAGTTGATTATGGTAATAAAGATAAAAAAGCAAACAAAGTTGTTGTAGAGTTTTTTAATGCAAATAAGAAATACGAACTAGATACAGCTACAGTTTTACATGATGCTACACCTGAATACTATTCAGATGATGGTGAAGTATTAGAAATAAAAGCCGAGTTCCCTTATGTAACAGACCCATATATTGCTTATAACATGGGTAAGGCTATCTTAACTAGAAGTAGAAATCAGACCACTATGCAGTTCTTAGGAACTCCTGAGATGTATAAATTGAATGTAGGAGATATTGTTGACCTTACCTATGCAGGACTTGGTTTCTCAGGCAAGGTATGCAGAGTAGAAGCATTAGAGTTACAAGCAAATGGACTTGTATCTGTTAGCTTGATTGAATATTTTGATGTCTATACATGGGAAGTACCAGCTCAAGAATCAGTTGAGATATTAGCCAAGATACCAACCATAGGTGCTTTAAAACCACCACAGGCAAACAGTATTGTATTTACAGATACTGATGCTTCAGCAATTAATAGACCTACTTTAACTTGGACTGAGCCAACTGATTTTCCAGTAAGACAATATAGAGTAGATGTAGTTGATAGTTCAGCTAACAATGTTTTTAGTAAAATAGTAGATACACCTTCAGTTGATTTGGCTTTCTTACCCAAAGGCTCTAACTATGAAGCTAGTGTCACAGCTTTCAATGGTGTTGGAATTGAATCTAACGCATCTACTAAAACATTCACCATTGCAGACGACCCAGTTAAAACAACTGAAGTAGAAATGAATGGGGTTACTATGTCAACAGTTGAGACTTATGGAACTGTATCAGGCAAATCAGGTAACTTTGTTAATTTTACTAATAAGGTCAATTTTGAAGAAATAGCTGAATTTCAAGATGGTTTGCTCGTAGATGGTGGAAGTGTTCAATTTGAAAATCCAGTTACTTTTGTAGATGGTTTTGTTGGTCAGGGTATTTTTGATATTGGAAGTGGTGCAATAGAGTTTAGTTCTTATACACCATCACCAACAACAGATAGATTATATAGAGTAGGCAATGCCTTACATTATAGCGGTGAAGAGCTTGGTAGAGTATCTAATGGCACACCAGCATCAGCTACCGCTACTGGTACTACAGGTGAAATACAATGGGATGCAAACTACATCTATGTATGTGTTGCAACAAACACATGGAAGAGGGTAGCGATAAGCACATGGTAATAGTAAACTAATAAGACACAGAGATTTAATATGGCACAACACGATTACAACTTAGCAAACCAATCAGGGGCAGATTTTAGAGCAGATTTAAACAATGCTTTATCTGCTATAGTAACAGTCAATAGCGGTGCTACAGCACCTTCTACCACCTTTGCACATCAATTATGGGTAGATACTTCAAGCAATGTTTTAAAGATAAGAAATGCAGCTAATGATGCTTGGGTTACAACTGGTCTAAGTATTACAGCAGATAATACATTTGATATTAATGGCGGAACTATTAATGGCATAACAGCACTAAGTTTCTCAACAGGTGCTAGTGTTACTAGTATTTTAGATGAAGATAACTTAGGTTCTGATTCTGCTACTGCTTTAGCAACTCAACAATCAATTAAGGCTTATGTAGATAGTCAAGTTGGTAGTGTAGATACACTAGCTGAAATACTTTTAAATGGTAATACTACAGGCGGTACTGATATTGCTTTTGGCGATAATGATAAAGCCATATTCGGTACAGGCTCAGATTTAGAAATCTACCATGATGGTAGTAATAGTTATATAAGAGATACTGGCACTGGAACACTTCGCATACAGGGAAGCTCTAGTATTCTTATGCAAAAACTAGATGGCGAAATAATGATGATTGCTCGTGAAGACGGTGCAGTTGAATTAAATCACAATGGTTCACAAAAAATTAAAACAACCTCAGCAGGCATAGACGTAACAGGAACAGTTACAAGTGATGGGTTGACTGTTGATGGCACTACTTTTAACTTTAATAAAACAACTAGTGGTTTAGGCGGTATTTATTTTAATGATGCTTCAAATAATGGAAGTGCTGTTTTATCAAATGGCTCAAATGCACAGGCATTACGTTTATGGACTGACAGAACTGATGCTTCTAATTTTGGTTATCTTGAAGTTGTAGATGGTGCTTCAGCTAAAAGATTATTATTAGTTGATGATTCAGGAGACATCTCCTTCTATGACGATACAGGCTCAACTCAAGGTTTATTTTGGGATGCTAGTGCTGAATCACTTGGTATTGGCACAACTTCGCCAAGCTCTACTTTACATTTAAGAGATACAGCAGCACAAATAAAAATAAATTCTGATAATGGTCAATCAGCTTATTTAACTTTTGGTGATGCAAACGATGGCACAAGAGGTGGATTAGAATATACTTCTACAGATGATTTAAAATTTCAAACCAATAATATGGTTGACCAAATGGTCATTCGTTATACTGGAGACGTTGGCATAGGAACTGCTTCGCCAAGTGACAAGTTAGAAGTTTATAATAATGGTGCAGACGTTGCTTTAAAAATACATGAAGATGCAGGAACACATGCATCAAGAATACATTTAAGGTCAGGTACTACTGATACTTACATACAAAATAGAGATGCCACTAATGGCTTTGAAATTAGAACAGAAAGCAATATTTCAACTTCTGATAATGCTGCTTTATCAATATCAAATATGGGTGTTGCTAACTTTGGTTACAATGTTGGAATTGGCACAACTTCACCTGATACTATTTTAGAAGCTGAAGGTGCAACCGCAGAAATTAGAGTAACAGCTACAACTACTAATGGCGGTATTGGTTTACATGCTTTAAGCACTAATGCTTCTACTAGAAACTGGGATATTAGAAGTAACTCTAGTGGATTAGGAACACTTGATTTTAGATATGGTTCATCGCAAGGTGCAGCACCATCAAATGTTGCTATGACTATGAACTCATCAGGTTCGGTTGGCATAGGCACAAGTTCAATAGATGCAAAACTTCATGTTGAATCAAGCTCTGATACTTTTTTAAGAGTAGAAAAAACTGGTGCAGATAACCTTAATTTAATTGCTACTGGTGCAGGTTCAAGAGTTAGAGGTAGCGGTGATTTAATATTTGATACTGGTGGCGGTAATGAAAGAGCTAGGATAAAAGGCTCAAATGGTTATTTTGGAATTGGTGCAAGTTCGCCAAGTAACCCATTAACAGTATTAGGTGCAGACTCTATGGCTATTGATGATTACATAGTACATTATGGCGATAGTAATACTAAAATTGGTTTTCCATCAAATGACAAGTTTAAGATAAGAGTAGCAGGTAGCGATATTGCAACTGTAACTTCTACTGGTTTGGGACTAGGGACTACTTCGCCAAGTGCTAAGTTAGATGTAAGTTCAGCTACAGGTTCATCTTCTATCACACCAACAGAACTGCGAATAAGTAGCTCTACTCAGGCAAGTGATTGGAGTCTTACAGAGCCATGGGGTATTCTTGGTTTTTACTCAGCA